TGAAGCCAATAGTGACTTACGTTCTTCAGTTGTGTTTTCAGAAATTGTTGATGATGACCAACCACCGCAGTCTGTACACTGGTAGCGTTGGTATTTACCCTTGTTGGTGTAGTGGAAGCCACGCTTTTGAACATGGTTACTACCACACTTAGGACAAACCACAAGACCTTCAGCATCAGCTGTGCGTACATTTGGATGTGATGAGTACCAAGGGCGTAAGCTAACGTAGAGCTCCTCAAGTGAGATTACATCCATTACGTTGTAATCTTGCATCTCATTCCAAGCTTCCTCGTTACCTGCCATACACTCATTCCAGAGCTTCCATCCTGCAAACTTAGCATGGTCTAGTTTCTGGTCAGCACACAGCTTCTCAGTGAGGTACTTAAGCTTGTTAGATGTGAAGCCAAAATGCTTCTTAGCAATCTTAACCGTATCAATAGATTTGTACGGGCTTGGGGGAGCAAACCCATTGAGGATTAACCGAGCATTGATCTTCGGGATGTCGAACTTGTCTCCGTTGTGAGCAACTACAAAGTCAGCCTCATCTAGGAACTCATGTACCTCAGCTAGAAGCCCTGAGTCGTCGCCGATGTTATCTCGGCAATCATTGTAGTAAACATCCTCATCACCTAGCCACTTGCAAGAGTAGCTCATGATAAACCAGTCATCTTCAATCTGATCCAGTGAAACGTTCTGCTTCCACAGTGACCAGACCTTAGCCATCACTGGCGAAGTCTCAATGTCGATTATTAATGTTTTCATTTCTTCGTCACCTTTTTAGTTACCTTTTTAGGGATAGTAGGTTTTACTCGTGCCCAACGCTCTCGTGTCTGTTCGGCATCTAACCACATATCCTTACCTTTAATAATTTCAGTGAGCTCCTTATCTGTAAGGAACGTCTTGTAGATAGCCTTGAAGGTTGACTTCAAAGACTTGTCCGAGAAGTTAATATAATCAACAATCTCATGACCCTTGCCCTGTGTACCACCGCTGTAGTTGTGAACCATGAAGCTAGTAAAGTCTTCCACTTCTAGATCATCACAGCACAAAGCAATGATTGTACCTGCTGAGGCTACTGTGCCAGTACAACGACCAACAACATTAGCCTTTGAGCGTTTCATCGAAGCTACAATCTTGAATGCTGAATCGATGTAACCACCATTTGTATTCAAGTGGAGCACAACAGTTTCACCTGCTGTAGCTGACTCAAGCAAATAACATAGCTCATCATAGCTACTTGGCTCGCCAATGTCATCGGAAATGTAACAATTGTATACCTTGCCTGACTTGGCAATAGGCACTGGGTTGTCCCACACTGTTTTTTCACGATCACTTAGCAGCTTTCGTAAATCCAATTCATAACTCATTTTTGATTCCTTAGTAGGTAAAGTCACCTGACATCCCCGCTACACTGTAGTCTGTTACTCGTTTCTCAAAGAAGTTGCTGAATGATGATCCGTTTGTGATCTCATCGAACCAAGGCAAAGGATTCTCCTTAACGCCAAAGTTAGGTTTCAAGCCTAGCTGTAACAACCGACGGTCACCAATGTACTCGATGTACCTGTTGACTTCTTCGGCTTCTAAGTTAGGTGCTTGATAGTTATCAAAAGCAAAGTTTACAAACTCTTGCTCAAGCTTAACGATCTCACGAACCATATTGTAGATAGCTAGTTTGAACTCATCGTTGATCTCTTGTGGATTCTCGTCACACCAGATGCGGAACAACTTAGCGTTGCCCTCAACGTGTAGTGACTCATCACGCAGCGACCATTCATTAATAGTACAAGTACCGATGTACTTGCCAATCCGCTCAAAGTTCTTGAGCATAATGAACGAACCGAATAGTGAAATGCCTTCTAGTAGGATTCCCTTAGCAAGCTTCAAACCAAAGTTACCATTGGTAGGAGTACGCATATATAAATCTTTTTCGCTCGTCTCTTTGTGTTTCAAGAAGTCGGTATAGTAAGTCTCAGGAAAGCCTAGCGATTCATTCAAGAACGCATAGCCTTTCTGGTGCTCAAACTCACGACACATAAATGATGTGAGCATACCCCGTACTTCATTATTTTTAATGTCGTTGATCAATGGCAAGTAACCATTTGCAACATTGAAGTCAGACTGAGTAAAAATAGACAGTATGTTTTTTATAAATTCCTTTTCTTCTGCGGATGCGTGTTTGTAATCTTCCACATCTTTAGACATTTCCACTTCTTCCGTAAGCCAGTGAATATCCTCTGATTGCTTTCGGAAATCTTCTGCCCAAGGATAGGCAAAAGGTCTATAAGTCGTACTCAAATCTTGTAGCATTAGTTTTCCTTTTTCTTATTCTTCTGGGCTAAGTAAGCTTTGTAGGCTTTGTCTGCTGTAGCTTTAGTCTGGTACATACATTTACCATCACCAATGCGATACTTTCCATTTGAACATTTGTATACTGGCATTTAACCCTCACAAGCAAGACAGCTATTCAAATCACCTTGAACACCATCGTGCAGTTTATCTCTTTCAATTTTAACGTTTACTTTTTCAGTTTTCTTAGACGCTTCAGTGCGTAGGTAATATAGTCCTTTAAGCGGGACACCAACACTGTCAGCTTCTCGGAAAGCTCGGCGATGAACGTAGTTAACATAGCTTTTTGATACTCCGTTATGGAAGAATAAGTTTACTGATTGACCTTGGCAAATGTACTCTTGGCGAGCACGAGCCATCTCAACCACCCAGTCTTGATCTAACTCAAATGCAGTCTTGAAGATGTCTTTGGTGTGATCATCTAAGAACTCGAGGTGCTGTACGCTACCGTCGTGTTCCATAATTGATTTCCAAACGTCTTCATTGTTGTAGCCTAAGTCATCTAGCTTACGAACTAACGCGGGCGTCTTAACCAGAAACGAGCCAACCCTTGTCTTGTGCGTGTATGCGTTGGATGCTCTTGGCTCGATAGCCGGAGAGACTCCCAAGATAATTGAAGAATTAGAATTAGGAGCAATGGCAAGGAGATGAGTGTTACGAACACCATACCCAATAGCATCAGGGCATTCACCACGAAGGCGAGCAAGATTTCTAGTGGATTCAATAGCAGCCTCTTTAATATTATGGAACATACGTTTGTTAGCTGAGATAGCGATAGCAGACTCAAATGGGATGTTGTGATCCATGAGGTAATCATGGAAACCCATAGCACCTAGTCCCAGTGAACGTTCACGCTCTGCTGAGTAGCGAGCCTTTGAGATCTCATCTGGTGCGTAGGTAATGAACTGCTCGAGTACATTGTCTAGCATCTCAATCAAATCTGGGATGAAGTCTACTTCGTGTTCCCACTCATCGAAGCGAGCAAGGTTGACACTTGATAAACAACAAACAGCCGTGCGGTCTTCTGAGGTTGGTAGGTGAATCTCATTACAAAGATTAGAGCCATTAACCTTTAAACCTTGTTCCTGCAAAGCAGGGTGTAGCTGTCGGTTAGCTTCATCGACATAGTTGATGTACGGCTCACCAGTGCGGAAACGAGTTGTTAAGATCTCTTCCCAAAGCTGACGAGCTCGAACAGTCTCTACCACCTTGCCGTTATGTGGATCAATAAGATTCCAATCAAAGTCGTCATTAATAGCGCGGATAAAGTCATCGGTGATGTTCACTCCATGATGCAGGTTTAAGTTCTTGCGGTTAAGATCTCCATTAGGAGTACGCATCTTAATAAACTCTAATATCTCAGGGTGACTGACATCGAGGTAAGCTGCATAGCTACCACGACGAGTCTTGCCCTGACGATACGCAAGCATATCCGCATCGACTGTGTGCAGGAATCCTGTGACTCCGGGCGTCTTATCGGATATAGGGCGTACATTATTCCAGTGTCCACCGACACCACCACCTTTAACTGATAGCCAACGTTCCTCTGTTGTATGCTCACATAAGCCTTTGATCGAGTCATCGACGTATGTCAGGAAACAACTGATAGGTAAGCCTTTTGGTTTCTCACCTGCAAGAGGAGCATTGGATAAGATAGGTGAAGCAAACATAAACCACTCACGAGCAAGATAGTGTTGCAAGCGTTGGCTATGTGCTTCATCACTGCCGTAGCAATCACAGGCACGTTTAAATGCTTCTGCAATTGTTTCATCTTCACGACAGTAATGCTTTTTAAGTAATGTTTGAGCGAACTCAGTTAGCATTGTAATCCTCGATAATCATGTCTAAGTAATGTCGAGCCTTCTTCAAGTCTTCGATACCGTTTTTGTCTTTGTAACGAACCACATACTTAATGATGTTCGCCTCCCTAAAAGGAATATTATTTTTAACTATAAAATCTATTGGCTGAATAGGTAGTATGTAATGACTACCACCAACCTGTGTTCTCTGTGATTCACGAGCTGCCTGATTCCTAGTTGCAACTGCGTCGCATACCTCACGATATGTCAGCTCTGATTCCGCATAATGATCACCATCGTTACCATTACGGGCTATGATATCCATTCGATCCAT